TCGAATTGGTATCCGATGCCGGCCAACGCAAAGAATTGGTCGACTACTACAAGGCGCGGAAGGCCGCTGTTAAATGATCCGGTACACGGTACAAGCGCCGGAAGCCGCCTTCGCCCGCTACATCGGGAAGAAAATAACCTTGGGCTTGGGCGACTTCCATAAGACGCCGGAAGGGAACCGGCCGGCGCCGGCGGAAATGGAAGCCATTAATTATCGGGCTTGCGTTGCGGAAATTGCCGTGGCCAGGAGTCTAAACCTGTATTGGACGGGATCAACCAATCGGTCCAAGGATGTCGGCGGGCTGTTGGAAGTCCGGTCGATCGCGGTTCCCGGCCACCGGCTTGTAGCCCGCGCCAACGACACGGACGCAACGCCGGCCGTATTGGTACTGGTCGACGTTCCGCGACTCGAATGCGATTTGTTGGGATGGCAAACCTTCGGCTATGCCAAGCGCTATGGAATGCCGAAGGATATGGACACGGCTTGGCCTTGTTGGATGCTCCCGCAGCATATGCTTGAACCGATGGCGGAATTACAGCGTATCCTCCGCGCCGTCCAACAATGGGGAAAGCAGAGCAGGCAGGATCCGTGGATTCTCGACTATGAACGGGACGAATTAGCCCGTTGGGGATCCGTGGCATAGTCGAATAACTTTACAAAGCTTCCTCGACGCCCAATCCAAGCAATTGATTTAATTTCGATTGCCGGATTGGGCGCTGTTTTGCTTGTAGGAAGATTCGATCAACCGGGAGGATCCATGAAAAGACTTCTAGCCGCCGCCGCCCTAGCCGTTATGGCTTCGCCGGCTTTCGCTACCTTGCAGCTTGCCGCCAATATCAACGGCATGATTTTCTTTTGCGCCGATCAAACCGCTTGCGATACTAATGCGGCCGTTGGCCAATTGGCCATTGCCAACCAGACTTTCAACGGCGTGGAAATCCTTGGCTCGAGCCAATTTCAAACCATCGGCGCCCAGAATTTCCTCAATACGTCCTCGTTTCAAATCATCAACCACAACCTTGTCGCCGCCAACGTGGTCCTCGCCATCGGCGGAATTGACTTTCTCGGACCTGTCGCCACGTATTCGGCGTCCGGATCCGGAACATGGCAAAACGCCAACGGATCGTCCATCAGCCTTGGCTATTACGGGGATCCGGCCAACCAACAAGGCGCCGATACGCCGGTGGACTTGCCGGGAATCCTGTTGGCAAGCTTTGCCGATATAGCCAACGGACCGGCCGATGCCTTCGCCTTTAACCAGGATGGCGCCTTCGTTGCCGGTGGCAATTTCGGCATGACGTTGGGGACCTCCGGGACGCTTGCCGCGTGGAATGGAGCGCCAGGGACGGAAGCCACGCTTGTCGGCCGATCGCAAACCATTCTGACAACCCAATTGCTTGTCCCGGAACCGCAATCCGTGGCGCTGTTGGGGATTGGGCTTGTCCTGCTTGGCGCCATGCGCCTAAAGCGCCGCCGGTAAGCTTTACGGTCCCGCCGCCGGTGGAATGACAACCACCGGCGGAACGATCGCCGGTTGCGTGGCGTTGCCGTTGATTACCACTTGGCCGTCCCGGTTCGCAATGTCGATCGCCGTATTGCTCGTGTTGGTCGTGGTCGTCGTGGTATTCGGCCGCAAGGTGGCCAAGCCCGCCCAATCAATCGGGACCGGCTTGAAGGCTGTAACGGCATTGAAGCCGCCTTGGGCGATTCCCTGCATGGCTCCGTAACCGGCTTGCGCCGTATTGCTGTTGTCGGAAGATTGTTGGACGCCAAGCCGGTATCCGAAATAGCCCATTGCCAAGGTGGACAAGCTTGGGACCAGGATCCGCGCCCATTCCAAAGCCTCATTCTGTGGCGGAGCTATTTGCTGATTCAGCCGGCCGTTTTGAGCGCCCAAGGCCAACATGACAACGGCCACGGTCCGCGTGGTCTGGTCCCCGCCATGCTGCGCCAATTCCTGCATCGCCCGCGTTTGCTCTCGGGAAATGGAAGCATTGGCTTCCGCTATTCGAGCCATAGCATCGGCGTAGTCCTGATATCCGGTGGTTTGACATCCCGTCAGCGCCACAACCAAAACCGCCGCCGTTGCTCTCATGGCTTGCCCCCCAGGAAATAGGCTACCGCCGCCGCTACGATGGTAGCCACGGTCCCCTTGAGGACAAGCGCAATAAGGCGGACTCGAGCCTCGAGCAATGCCACGCGGACCGGCAAGCTTTGATTGACCGACTCCGGATCCATGATGGACGCCGCATTATGTACGCTTGAATACAAAGGATTCGATTTGTTGCCGGCCGGCGCGTTGCTCCATGCCGTTGCGCTCTAGCTGCTCGAAGCCGAAATGCGCCATAAACTTCTGGATGCCGGCCACGGTAAAGTACCAACAATGCTCCGTTTTCCGATAATGCTTGGACCGCAGGATGTCCGCGCAATCCTTAAAGATAGGAACCGAAACGAAAGCATAGCGCCGGACGTTAGCCAATAGCGCCGAAGGGTCGTGGATATGCTCGAGACTATCCCAAAAGGTAGCGGACTCGCATGGTTCGGAGTATGGATCATGCCACCGTCCGGCGCCCTTGAGCCAATCAATAGCCGCCGGATTGATGTCGAAGCCCTTGGATTGGCCGGGAAGCGCCGCCACGAAGCGCCCGCCGCCTATGCCTATGTCGACCACCGGACCTTTCGTATGGCTCCGGACAAGGTCCACGCGCATCCCGGTTAGCTTCACGCCAACCGGCGTCCCGTCCATATCCCGGTAGCGCTTCCAATAGGCTTCGTCATAGGGACATTCCGTTACCGGATACCATCCGATCCCGACTTCCGGAAGCCATTGCAACTTCCCGGCTTGCCACAAGGTCCACAAGCCATCGGTCGATTTCGGCTCCGATATTTGGGATCCGCTTGTCGCAAGCGTGGCCTTGGTCCCGGCATTGGCAGAATTCAGCAGGAAGCAAGCTTCGGACGTTGCTTGCGTCGATTCTGCTATCGAAGATTCTTTCCGGTCCATTGTAAAAGCCCCATCCGCCGAAGATTAGCAACATTGGCGTCCGATAGGCTATCGCCGCCGGGACAAGCCATCCCACTCCACCGACCACGCCGGCCGCGCCTTCGACCAGGGAAAGCGTTTCCTCTATCGTCAATTCGCCGGCGTGGAAGGTTTGATCCGCATAGGGTAAAGGCTCGAGCGCCCATTCCTCCCCCGGCGCCAAGTCCGCAATGCTTATGATCTGGAAAAAGTCCCGCAGCTTGTCCGCCGCCAAAGCCAGATACTCCGGATCCGGATTGCGTCCGGTGGCTAGCCACTCGGTCCGGATGGTAGCCGGCCGGATCACGATATACGGCTTTTGGGACTGCTTGCCGAAGGAAGGAAGGTCGAAGGTCAAGGCGTCCGGTTGAAGCCCCACGGATGCGCCTAGCGCTTCCAGGATGGATACCTTCGGCCGGCTAACGTAGTTGATCCGGATTTCCGGGATCCTCGAGCGTGGCCAAGCCGCCCAAGCCAAGCCGTCCCGCATCATATTTTTGGCTTGCGTCCGAAGCCGGGACGCCACGCGCAATGGCCAGATGGGAAGGTCCGCATATAATTGTGGCCAAGCGGTTATCAAGTAAACCGGCCGCGCCTTGGCAACTTCCCGGACGATCGCCCTTTGGTAGATGTTGTCCCCAAGCCCCATCATTCCCCGGAGCATGATGGGATTTACCATTCTCCGAAGCCCGATGGCGCCGCAAAGCCCCAGGACGCCGAAGCAAATCTCGCCGTAATAGCAACGCCAACCGCCCGCACGTTGGCCATTGGAAAATACGTGTCCGCCGAAATCGTGAATATCTGTCCCGTTCCGGCGCCGGGATTGCCGCTGTTAAACCATGTCCCATTTTTGCCGAACCATATTTTGCTCGTTGCCATGTCAACGGCTACCATTTCTATATCGCCATTCGCCCAGGTTTGTCCGGTGTTTACGTTGGCGCCATTGCAGTAGCAAAAAAATTGATTGGCCACGTTGGCGAATACGCCCGCCGCCGCGTTAGCCGATGTTGCGCTGTATGGAAGAGAAGCCGGCGCTACGCCCAAATATGGGTAATTTGTTCCCGTCGTCCCGCGCACGCCCTCGAAATAGAATTTCCCGGCCACGCCGGTTGCGTGGGATGTCGTGCCACGGACAACGCAATTGGTGGATCCCGCTCCGGTAGCAACCAAATTTCCGCCGGATAGTGTTACGTCCGCGCCTTTGTCGGACGGATTCCACGTTACGCCCGAAGCCGCAACGCCGAAAACAAACGGATTGATAATCACGGATTCAAGTCCCGATCAGCGTAATTTTCAAGCCCGTTGCGCCGGTCCCGGCCGTATCAATGTCCACCGTTATTTCCGCATCGTCGGCCAGATTGGCGTCCGATATGACGGCCGGCGTTGCCGCCGTGGTCGACGTTTTCTCGCCGGCGTCTATGGTTAGCGTCGTGGAAAAGATGGACGCGCCGCTTTCGTTGATGTCGATCGCCGGAATGCCGGAGCTTGATGTTGTCGACAACGAAGCGCGAACCGCCGTTAAGGTCATGGCGTAAGGCATTCGGAATTTGACCTTGGATGTCCCGGTCGTTAGCGCCGTGGTTTCGTCGGAGCAAGCCACTTGGATAACCTTGACGATCGTCGGCGCCACCGATGCCGGCGCCGTATTGACGGATCCGACTCGCCATTCCGTAACCGCCGTGGCCAAGCCGGACGCCGTAACGATCGTGTAAAGCGCCACCACGCCGGCCAATGTCGCCGGCCATCCGGAAGGCGCGGACGTTACCGCCGAAACCACGCCCGCCGCCGTCCGCTTGACGTAGTTTGTAGCGTTGTCGGTTAGCGCTATCGTCTGATTGGCGAGAATTGTTGGCGTCCCATTGTCGTCGACCGCGCCGCCGTACAGGACCAGGGAAAGCCCGACCAGAGTTTTGATTCCGAAAACCGCCGCCGGCGCTTCGGCATTGTTGACACGGTTTACGACAACCTCTTTTTGGGAGGATGCAAAATCAATCTGGTCGATTAAAGGTGTTGTCCCGCTCATATCGTCGCCCTTCCTTCATAGCCAAGCCCATATTGCCCGAATTGCCGGACGCCGACGGATAGCGGATCCTGTGGGGATCCGAAGTCGATGGATTGATTCAATGCTGTATAGGTTGCCGTTGTCGCCGCCGTGATGTCGTAATAGGAAATGGCCGCGCCAAAGCCGGCCGTGTAAAAGGTAACTCGATACTTCTCCGACGGTTCCGACAATGGGACCTCGACCGACTCGAGCCAAACGCCACCGATCCGCGTCCGCCGCGCCCAATTTATCGTGATGTCGCCGGCCGCGTTGCGCCCGCCTTCTACCAGTACCGGCGAATACGTTATTTTCGCTACGGCGTGGCTTGTGAAGTCCACCGGCGCCGCATCGGCCAACGGCGTCCCAAGCGTAACCGCCTTGTATTTCCGCGTGGCGCCAATGTCGACCGCCGGACTGTTGATATTGATTGTCGGTGGCAATAGTACGAAGGTTTCCGCCGCCGCATGATCCGGTATCGCCCATTCCGTCCCGTAGCGTCCGCGCAGGAATCCTGTTAGCCGGTACGTGGCCGGCGCCGTTAGCGTGGCCGTTTTGAATTGCGCTACCTCCCAACGCTCATGGCTACCGATGGCGAAACGATTAGCGCCGTTTAGGATGGCTTCCTCGGACACGGAAACCAATTCGTTATCCGGATCGTCCAACGTAACATCCAGGTAATTGGATTCGTCGAAATTGTTTCCTCCGGTCCAATCTTCCAGGACGTTGGACGCCGTCCCGATCGTGTCCGATACCAGGGATTCCCCGACCGCCGTATACGTGGATCCCCCGTCGACGGATTTGAAAACTTGCGCTCCCGGCCAACGGCCGGATTCCGCCGGACCGACCGCCGCATAGAATCCATTGGGATAGTCCGTTTCCTGTAGCAAGGGAATATCCAACAGGACCATCCGCGTGGCGACTACCGCCCGTGGCGGACTTGGAGGGATCCATCCATCCCCCGGCGCTCCGGTTCCCGGTTGCACGTAGATTGACGAATCCTCGTTGGCGTAAATGGAAGGCGCCGCCAGGACGCCGGTCCAACGTATCACGCCGTCCGGCGCTTCCGTCCGCGTTTGGATCCGGATAACTCGGCCACGGATTAGCCCAACGTCGCAAGGCTCCAAATGCGCCCATTTGCGCGTTGTCGACCATTCGAAATGCTCACGCTCGAGCCATGCGCCGTTTATCAACGTCCAACATTTTTGCATGGCCTCGTCCGCGTTTAATCCTACCGGGACTTGGACGGTTGTATCTTGTTGGGACAGGACGGTTTGCCGTGGCGTGGATTGGGATCCGATTTGGTAATCCCGGTCGACATCAATGTAGGTAATCGTTACCGTGCGCGGCAATTCCTGCTCCCGCGTCCGGATCGTCCGCAACGGTTCGCCGGACTCGGCGCCGTAGCTGCGCCCGCAAAGGTCGTCGTCTGGAATCTCGAAGATGGAAACTTCGGAGCGCTTCCGATATTTTAGAATGTCGTCCGATTCCACGGCGTCGAAAAAGTAAACCTGTCGCAATGCGTGGATGGCATTGCGGACTGTCATTTGGGAGGCGATGATAAACCAACGGACATCGTCTACCAATTCGGCCGCGTCATACATCCCAACGGCCGGCGTCATATCGGTTAGATCCCCCACAATCTTGGATAGCCGGATAGCGCCCGCCGGCGCTTCCAAGGAGAAGATTCCATAATTGATATTCATTACCTGCCCGCCAACCAAATGCGAGAAGCGCCCGGAATTGCCTTGCGACAGGAAATGCTCGACATCGTCCGACAACGCATGGGACGCCGGATCCACGTTTATTAACGCCACGGTATGGACGCTGCCAACCGTTTTGTTATATGCGATTTGGTTGCGGTAGACAAAGAAATTCCCGCCCGCCCCGCTCGTGATTCCGGTTGCGGACATTGCTGCATCGTCCCAATGGTTGACCAGATTCAAGTCCGGATCGTATTCCCACATTTCGGACAGTCCGCCTTGAAACGCAATCAACCAAATATTGCCGGTGTCGCTCGTGCCGATGTCGACGTTATTTTTGTTTTGCATACCAACGGAAACCTTGGCGACGAAATTGCCTCCGTCGATCCATTTGTGTAAATAGAATGGCGCGACTCCCTGCAAGCCATAGAGGAAGCCATCCATTGATACGTTGAAATTTGCCGCCGGCCGGCCATGCGCCAGAATGTCGGTCGTTACATCCAGGCTTTGGACATAGATCCCAACCGGATTCGGGATCCACCAAAAGTAATTGCTGCTCCCGTCAATAAACAAATATTTGTCGGAGTCGATGGTAAAGGCAATCGGCCCGCCGGGAATGTTATTGATTGACGTTAAACCAATCTGATTCCAATCTTGATCGTATTGCTTCCACACAATCGGCGTCGTCCCGCCCGATGGCGTGCCGTGGAGCGTAACGGTAATCCTTCCATCATTCAGCGTAACGCCGTCGACCGCATAGCCGGATTCGATCGGCAATGGCGCCAGGGAAATTTGCGTTGGATAGTCGCCGCCGGTTCCCGTATATACAAGGAACTCGAAGGATGGGATTCTGTTGCCGAAGTCGGTAAGGTAGAAATCCGTTGCGACAACGTGAGCGCTTCCACGATAGGCCGGGACCTCGCCAACCCCGTGGATGGCTTCGAAAGTCGGATCCGGTAATTGATCCTCCGTCCCGTTATAGACAACGAAGGGACAAGGATCCTCGGAAGCATCAATGTCCCAAATAAGGCGCCCGTCCGCCCAGATTTTCAGGACGCCCAATATGGCCGGTTCGCCAAACACTCGCGCCGCGCCTAGCAGGATGTCGAAGCTTGCCGAATACGTGTAATTCGTAACTTCCGGCCCGCCCTTCCCGCTCGACTTTTCCTTGTGTTCCTCGAGGTCCGTCTGGTCGATTACCACGCCGGCAATGCGGCCGGATCCCCAAAAGTAAGGGATCATGGCGCCATAGGTGGAATTCTGTAGTTTCTTTTCCGCAAGGCGTGGACCTTCGGATTTCGGCGGATCCAACAGGGAACCAATCAAGCTTCCGATAACGAAGCCCAATTGTGGAGCGCCGAAAAAAAAGCCGATGCCGGCGCCGACAACGCCAAGCGCTAATTGTGTACTCAAGCCACGCCCCGGTATTTATAGGCGCGAAGGATCCGCGCCCGCGCAATCTTGGCGCCATTCTCGACCACGCGCCCGACCGATTGGTAAGCGTGGACCAGATACATGGGATCCAATTTGGACACGATGGCGAAATGTTGTGGTTGCCGGGAAAAGGCCATAACCAGGACATCCCCCGGCAATACGTCCGCGATTTCCACTCGCTCGAGAAACCGATCGCAACCGGCAAGCAATAAATGCGGATCCGGAATCCGGCCGTAATGATGCAAATCCGGATCGTCCGCCCATTCCTTGGCGCCTTCGATTCCAACCTCGAGCGCAACGCCACCGATAAGGCCAATGCAATCCGTGGCGATACCTTTAAGGCGCTGTTGATGTTGCCACGGCGTCCCGATCCACGATCGCGCTTCGGCCACGATGTCGTCCAGGTAAATCACTCGGAGCGCCCGATCTGGATAAGCGCGTCGTTACCCCGAAGCCAAGGCTCCCCGCGAAAGTTAATCACGTTGGCGAATTTGTCCCGACAGGTCGTCCGCTTTTTGTCGCATCCCGTAACCGCCGTGAAGGCGTCCCCGACTTCCGGTTGATACGCCATCGGCGTTTTGGTTATAAAGGTCCCGCCGGCTTGGAAAGACTTTATATCGTATGAATGGCCATCCAAAAGCCCGCTAGTAAACAGGACGATGCCCTCGCCAAAATACGTGTCCGGTTGCCCCATGCCGGTGGCGACGAAGGTATACATATCCGGATCCGAACTTGTTACCGTCCCGGCAAAGGTGTAAGGCGTCAGGTCGACCTTGCAACGCTGATCCCCAAGCCACGCCCGACAATTCGGCGTTGTTATTTCGCCAATGGAAGTCCCAAGCGCTTCCATCAAGCCAAGCAATTCCGCGACGAAGGTTTGCCGGTTAACTGTTACCTTGGCCAAATGCCCGATGGAATCCTTTTTGTCGCCCATCGTCAGGTCCGCCCAATTAACCTGAAAGATTCGATAGGGCGAAAAGTCCCACTTGCCGGCGCGTAAATCTTCCTCCGTCAAGGTGTCGGAATCCAACAGCGCTTCGGCTTCGGTATTGTCCGTGTCGAGATTCAGATTGGACGCAATATCCTTTTGGACGAAGCTTGCCGTTGGCTCGAAGATAACGCCCCCGATATTCAACGGCCGATCGTGCGTGGTAAAGCCGAACATTTCCCCATCGAAGGATCGGATTATCAGAATGCAACGCGCAACCGTGGTAGCGCTTTGCTGCAAATGGGATTGGAAGTCCGGATTAAAGGTTTTCAAGATCCCGCCTCGACTTCGAAAACCACTTCCACAATCGGAATGCTCCGGTAGCCGGCCAGGAAGGTCCCATCGTCCTTTTTCGAAATGCCGATAAGGTCGATCCGGTCCGCGTCAAATCGGCAATGCTTGTAATACTCCGGCGATTCCCAGGACGTAGCTGCGCCGGTAACGATGCCGGAATCTTCATCGAAGGTTCCGCCGCCATGCAGGATGGCCGCTCCCGGCTTCGTTACGATGATGTCGAAGGCCATATCATCGAAGGTTATCCGTTTGGCCATTTGCCGGACGCTCCCAACGTCCAGGATAACGCCTTCATGCGCGGCAACCGTATGGTCCGCCGGATCGTAAAGCCGGAAGGTATGGACGCGCCCGCCGTGCAATCCGATAAAGGCGCGGATCATGCTCCAATGCTCTTGATTTCGAGCGCTATAGGAAATGGAATATTCCGATCGGTTGCCGCTCCACTCTTGATTCCGTTGCTCCGCGCCGCTTGCCATGACGGACAGATTGGTAGAGAAGCCGAAGCCGCCGGACCATGTCAGGTCCACGCATTTCGGGAGAAGCTTGCCGGTATACATTTATCGGTCCATCCGGTTTCGCATAACAGAATCGCCCACGCCCCGCTCGATTTGCCGGACGGTGGCGGAATTGATGGTTCCGTTAACGTGGAAATGGTTTTCGATTTGGATGGCCGAATCGTTGGCCGCTTTCGGTCCGGTTCCGTTTGGCCATACTCGAGCGCCACGCGGCATATCAACAACCTCCGGTCCATTCTCGCCAACCATCGTTGGCCCGCCGAAGGCGAAATTTGTTCCCTTTGCGGCAAACGTCCCGAAGCCTTGGAATCCGTTAACGCTTTGGATTCCGCTCCCGCCGAACATCCCCATGATGGCTTTGAAAAAGGATCCGAACAGGTCCCCACTTCCCGACGTAGCGCCGCCAAACATTTGGTCGCCCAATTTGTGGAGCGCGATTTTCAAAAGGTAACGCTCGATGTCGTTTGCAAAATCCTTGAAAGCTTGTGACGCGGACTTCGTTCCCATTATGAAATCCTCGAAGGTGTTTGCAAAAGAGTCCGCGAGAAAATTCTGGAAGTCCTGCATTGCCGCTTTTTGCTCTTTGATTTTTTCGGTAATGATGGTTTCCAATTCAAGCCGCATTTTTGCCGCTCGGATAGCATCCTCCCGCAAGCCACTTTTTGCCGCCGTTTCCTCCAATAGCCGCAATTCTTCCTTTAGCTTGTCGATAAACCGCGCCGCTACTTGTTGCCGCCGGTCGAAAGCTTCCGTGGCGTTTATGGCGCCGACTGTTTCCAGGTTCGCAATGTTGGCTTGCGCTATTCCCAACTCTTCCAAGGTTTGCGAATAGGTTTCCGTTTCCTTGTTTAGCTGCGCCCGAAGCCCGACAAGCGCCCGCGTTGCCGCCAAGTCCCGCTCGCCAATGGCCGCTAAGTTCTGATCCTCGGGATTGGCGGACTTTTTCAATTCGGCCAACATCGTTGCAAACTTTTTATTCGCCAAGTCGAAGCCGGCAAGCGCCGCCGTAACCGTGTCGCCGCGCATTTCTGCCAACGTAATGGACGCCTTTTCTACTTGCTCTTGGAAAGCTTTAACCGCCTTGGCTTCGTCGATCCAAAGCTTTACGCCGTCCGTTGCAACTTGCTGTTGCAACCTCCCACGCTTGGCCAGGACATCGGCCAATTTCGTTTCCGCTTCGATCCGTTCCGCCGGCTTCGCCTTGGCCGCAAACGCCCGCAACAATTCCGCTTGCTTGTCGAATGCCGCAACTTCCTTAGCCGCCGCTTCCTCCATTGCCGCCCGCCGGCCGGCGAAATAATCCCGAAGCCCTAACTGGTCGTCTTGATAATAGGATTGGAGGAAGCTTTCCCGATCCCGTAGCGTGTCCTCTTCCGCCTTTACGAAATTGTCAATCTCGCGCAAATGCTGCTCGAGCGTTTTTTTGGCTTCGCCCTTGTCGTCCTTTGGAAGCTTCGGCGCCGCCGGTTTGGATCCCTCGTTGGTAGGAGGTCCGCCAACCGAATCCAGAAAACGCCGGTCCCGCGTCTTTGTCAGGAAAGCAAGTTTCTTCTCGAGCCTCTCGATTTCCTTAATGTTGGCGTCGACAAACGGCCGCATAAAAAAGCCGGGATCCGCTACCGACTTTTTCAATTCCTCCATTTGCGAATTTGTCCGCGCTATGGTTTCGTCCAACGACTCCCCCGGAAAGGAACTGAACATCCCGGAGAAAACCGCTTCCCAAAAGCCGCCGGCTATGTCCGTCCCGTCCCGCATTGTCTTGATGATGTCCAACAGCGCCGGGACAATTCCGCTCAAGACAAGGTTTTTAAATATTGTCCCTTCAACCGTAAGCCGTCGATAAGCCTTTTCCAACTCTTCCGCTTCCGCCGCTTGTTTCTTCGTTGTCGTGGCCGCAACGTCCTGCAATTCCGCAATGTCCTTCAACGTCGCCAGAAACCTTGGCCCGACCTTGCCGCCAAGCGCCGCCGCAGCGAGTCCCGCCTTGTCTGCGCCATCGGCAAACTTATTCAACCCAAGCGCCATTTGTTGCAACGCTTCCGCCGGATCCCGCGATGTAACGCCAAGCAATTTAAATGCCTTGCCGGCTTTGCTTCCCTCTTCGTCGGCGCCGGAAAGCGCTACCGACAACTTCAACATTACCGCTTCCAATTCTCCGAAGTCCGCGCCGGCAATCTGCGCTTGATTGGAAAGCCGGGACAGGCTTTCCACGCTCGAGCCAGTGGCGTCCGACAGGTCATTGAGCGCTGCCGCCGAAGCAATAATGTCTTGCGTGGCGGAAACCAATTCCGTCCCGATGGACAAGCCGGCCAGGATCCCGCCTATGGCCTTGAATGAATTGGAAACGGACTTGGAGAAGCGTTGCGCTTGCAATTCGGCTTTGGTAAGGCCGGCCGTATAGTCGGCCGCGTTAAGGCCAAGGGAAACAACCAGGGATCCAAGACTAGTGGCCACGTTTTTTCCCCTGTCCCAATTTGATTACCCGACGGCCGGCAATGGCGCCAATGATGGCCGCGCCATTCGGCTTGGGCTTCGTTTTCTTTGGCTTCGGTCCGAAGTCCAACAGGAAATCGGAAAGCTTGGCTTCGGCGTTGCCGGACGTTTGCGCTATGACGCTGCATAGCTGCGCCAAATAGGCTTCCATGCGCCGGACAGGCAACAACCGGCTACCGGCAAAGGTTAGCCAATTCGAAAACTCCCGCTCGGACATCGTCCGCTCCAAGGTGGCAACCGACCATCCCAACGCAAGCGCCAATTCGTGTTTAAACGATTGGCGCTCCGTCAGTTTCCCGAATCTTCGCCTTTGTCGATTTCGGAAGCCTTGTCGATCGCAACCAGGACGCGGATAGGCAGTTTCGCCATCCGGTCCACATGATCCGGATTGTCGGGATCCAAAAGCCGGTTTCCGTTTTCATCGGCCAGGAGTCGACAAGCGCCACGCGCAATTCCACGCTTGTTTTTTTTGTCCGCCGTATCGGAAATCTGGTCGTCCATTTCGCCAACCGTGATTTCCCGGACAAAGACTTTGCCTAGCTTTGGGATGTCGACTTCCTTTGGCTTTTCCGCCGCCATTCCGTCCATTGCGCCCAACAAGGCGTCCAACGTGGTAAGCGCCGTCATGCAGTTTCAAGCCAAAAGATTTCGCCGGAAAGCTTGATCGTGGCCGATCCGGTCCATACCCCGTTAACCGTGCCTTGGAAGCTTGTTGCCTGTACCGTGCCGATCATAATGCAAGTCCCGCCATCGTCCGGCAAGACAACCTTGAAGGCGATTTGATCGCCGGAAATTTCCGCTTCCCGGAGCGCCGTTTGTACTGCTTCCATCGGCGCCAGATTGAAGTCCAATTGGAGCGTTCCGGAATCGCCCAAGCCCTGCTCGAATTCCTTTTTTGTGGAACAGATCGTGGAAACTTCGATCTGGTCCGCGCCGCCGCCTTGCTGATTCATGCCGGTTAATTCGCAGAAATCAGAAAACGCCGCCGGGATAAACAAGGCGTCCGGCGTTCCGGCGTCGAATGGCGCGTAACCGGCGCCTTCCACGCCGGCCAATTCGAATGTCCCGGCGGATGGATTGTCGACGGCATACGTTCCGCCGTTCAATTCCGCCGGCGCGTCCACGTTGTCTATCTTGCCGACATCCCCCAGGATCAGACCATGCGCCGTGGCCGATACCACCGGCGGATCCGCCGCCGTGATTCCGGTTATAACGATCGGCGCCTCCGTCCCGGTTTGAACCGCGAACGTGGATCCGTTGAATTTATACCGCTTGCCGCTCGACATGATGGCTTCCTTTCCTTGTCGGTGTTACGAATTGGACGATGATGGTTGGAACAAATAATCGTCCGTTGCTCGATGCGTCTTTGTTTCCGAATCGTATATTTCAAATCCGTTTTGCCTTGTACATGGAGGGAAGGTCGCCATCAGCGCCGCCCGCCCTTGCTCCCGTAACGCTACCGCCGCGCCATGCGTCTTGGCGACATAGTCCACTTGGACTGTGGTTTGGTCCGTTTCCCCGGTATCGGTCCCGCAAATATCCGGAACCGGATCCGCCGAAATGATCGTATACCGAATCGCCGGCCATATGGCGTCATTCGTTGGCGATTGCGGGAAGGTGGACGGATAGCAACGATCCGCCACAAGCGCTTTTAACGCCGTATAGACAACGCCGGGAATCATGCGCCGCCCTTGATGATGGCTTTTTCCAACGTGGTCCGCATGGCGTCTTTGGCTCGATCCAGGTTGTTGGAAAGCCCCGTGCGAAGATAGGAAGTCGCCGGCATATTGACAGTCCCGAACTCGACCAGGGATCCAACCTTGCGCGTGGCAACGCGCTTGTTGCCCGCCCGCCGGTAGATTTCCTTTTTTACGGTAACGATATGCTCCGACGTTAATTGCGTTTTGGATTTGGGAAGCTTTTTGGAAATAACATTCTTCTCCAAAAGCCCCGTATCCACGCGCCGCTTTAACGTAGTCTTGGCCGCTTTTTTTACGATCGCCGCCGCCCGTCCGGTGGCGCGGCCGGCCGCTTGCTTGGCAACCTTTTCCGAAAGCTTCCGCATACGTTGGCCCAATTCCTGCAAGCCATCCATGCGAAACGTGATGGAGTTAGCCATCGTTTTTCCCGCTGTTGCAAATGAATTCGATTTCCCGCATTTCCATAAAGCGTTCCGCCGGTGGCCGCGCAATATTGAAAATCAACGGTTGCGAACCGTTGCGTTCAAACCGAAGGCGCCACTTCGCCGTTATGGTTGCGGCAAAGGTCGACCATCGGACCGCTATCCGCGTATCCATGTCCGCCGTTATTTGTTCCGTCCGGAGCAATTCCCGCCCGCCGATCGGCAGAATGGAACAGGACAACCGGCCACGCGGGACGAAGGTAACAACCTCCTCGCCGGTGTCGACATCCTGCATTGCCACCGGCTCGTCCGCCCATATCTTGTGCGTATAGTCGCCCGCCCTCATGCGAAGTCGAGCCTTTGCCCGCCGTAGGTAATGTCCAAAAGCGCGTGGACGCCTAGCGGCATTGTCGACACTACGCCCCCGACGTTTACCGCTTCCCGGTTTTCGTACAAATGCGCCAGGAACATAAGCATTGCCATGCGAACCGTCTTGGGTAAGGCCAAGCCCAATGGCGTAGTCCCCGGCAGACTGTAGCCGGCAACGTAGCGGATCCGGACCGAATTGGTAGCAGCTTGCGCCGCCGGCCAGGATTGGCCGTTTTGGAGAATGATCCGGGACGGATTGGCGAATACGTCCAATTCGTAAACCGTGTCCGGCAATGTTGTCTCGAGTCCGTCGACATCATCGTAAAGGATGGACTCGACCGATTGCGCCGGACCATAAGGCAAAACGATAAACGGGAAGGAGGGAAACTTGTTTGACGCCAATTCCATTACGCGCGGAGAATAGCTTTGTTCCATGTAGCCTTCGGCATAGGCGCAAGCCGCCGGGATCCCGATATTTTCCAACCAGAAATCGTCGTCGGATTCCGGTGGCGTCCCGAAGGTGTCCACGCGCAAATGCGCCCGCGCCTCTTCCAAGCTTATGGCGTTGCCTTCGGCTTCGCCAACCTGTCGGACGTTAAAGGTTTGCAACGCAAGCCGTTGCGCTTCGGCAATGAATTGATAAAAGTTATTCATGCCGCCAACCTTTCG